ATCCGCCACCCTGGCAAGCGCACCATCGGTGTCCGCTGCACATGCCGGCACGGCCGCCACAGTAGAACCCGGCAGGGTTAAAGTCTTGGCCGTGACAGCGCCCTGGCCATCAACCAGAAACCCATTTGATTTGAGAAAACCGCTCGCAAATGTCACCGGCGTGAAATCAATGCCATAAGCGGCTGCGTAGGCTGGCCCCCCGGCATAAGCCGGTTGGGTTCCGATCATCGTTCCGGTCGATGCCATCGGCCACCACCCGGCAGGATTTCCAAAAGTGATGCCCGTAAGCCACCCGGGGGCAGTACCGCTGTGCTGATTGCCGATCAAAATCGCAGCGTCTGATACCGATCCCCGGTTGTTATCGGTAGTCAACTGAACAACGGATAACCCATGTTTATAAGCAACGGTGCTGCTCCCCTCTGCCGCTACATCAACCTCAGTGCCAATGACCGAATTCATATTGGCGGCTGTGCCTGTCAGCCTTGCGATAAAATTAGTCGCAAAGATACTCCCGCGAGGGTTTGGGCCAGTGCCGTTGTCACTCGCCGATGCGCGGCTCTCCGCCCCAAGAGCAGTGTAAAAAAAACCAGTGCCGGTATTTCCCGTCGGCGTCGTCAGATTTGTGAAGAAAAAGCCGCCGGTACGATGACCCTTTGTCGTTGAAGCGCCATACGAAAGACCAGAGTAAAAATTGTAACACCCGCCAGCGCTACTGCAATCCGTCGTATCAGTGTTGGTGTTCAACATATAATAGGTTTTGACGGTGCTGCCCGATGTTGTGCCGAAGGCATTACCATAAGCATAAATCCGGGGTTGCGTTGTCGGGGACGCTACGTTGCCGGTGACCTGTATCGGGCCCGGGAAAATGGGCTGCGTTGCATTGCTGCCGTTTCGGCTCATTATTCCCAAGTCATTAGCGGTTGCCGGTTTAGCCGGTCGCGCCGTAGTTTCCGGGTTGCCGATAATTTGGCCCGGCGGGATGTTGCCGGTGTACTGCCCCCACGCCGTCACCGGCAGCAGCAGCGCGACAGACAACAAAAAAGCCCGCGCCAGGCGGGCCGGAAATACTTTCATCGACGCTCCCCTACCGCAGCCGCGCCTCGGGCTTCAGCTGCACATCGATCCCCTGTAGGTGCCGAAACTGTGACCCGGCCTGCACCGTCAGGCGGAACCGCAAGTAACGCCCGGTGCAGCGTTGCGGGCACTCGTTGATCGGGTTGACCGCAACCGGCGGCTCCCAGGCCACCGGATCACCGATCCGCTCCCGATGCCCAACGGCGATCGTCACCAACTCCCCGCTGGCCGTATCGCCGAGCGGCCGGCTGAGCTTGACCCAGGCGCGGCGCCCGTCGATCGGCTGAACCTCGCCGGTCTCCAAGATCACCGGCATTGCCGGCCCGCCGCCGATCGACAACCCGTGCGTCCGGCTGAAAAAGGTCAACCGACTTGTCGCATTGCCGGTCCAGAACGGATCGTCAAAGGGTGGCTTGATGGTCTCGAGATCGCCAAAACTGTCGATATGGTCAAGGTCGTAGCTGGTCGAAAACATCGATGAAGTCAGCCACTCGATCTGGTCATTTTCCTCCAGCTCGACGAGGCTGGCCCGGCCCAGCTCCCAATTGTAGACCAACATTTTGCCAAACAGCGCCGGGTCGAGGTCGGCAGTTGAGCTGCCGATCGTCGGAAAGCCCCAGATGATCGAGCGGCTGCGCGGGTCGCGCGTCCCCTGCACCATCTTGATGTGGGTATCATCGAGATCGGTGAAAAACTTCCGGTCGAACTTCTGGGCGCCGATCGGGAAGCTAGTCACCCCGTCAAAGGCGCAGAACCCGTTGTCGCCGAGGTAATACACCATCGGCCGCAACATGCCCGAGTTGTCGCGGGCGTGCGCCATGACGATCGACAGCGGCGCCACCGTGCCGGACGCACCCTGCGCCACCCGGAAATTGAACAGCAGCGGCGGCCCGACATAGGAGGCGGTGTAGATGCCACGCTCGCAAAAGATCAGCACGTCCGCACCAGGTGAAAACCCGGGCACCAGCCCGGTGACTTCTCCGAGATCGGTCTGCTGCAGATCCTGGTAATCGCTTTGCGCCGCCAGCGCCTCAATGCTGCCCGGTGTTGGCCAGTAATCCGGCTGGTTCAACCCCGACCACCACACCCGGTTTGGCCGAAACCCGTCGACCGGGTCGGTGGTACCACCGAGAAAGACAAAGTCTTTGACGACAGCGATATAGCGCCCGCGCGGCGCGTCGACCGACAAAGCATCGAACTTGCCGCCGGGAGCCGGCGGTATCATCAAACTCTGCACCTCGTCGATGCTGTTGGTCGCCAGCACCCGGTTACCAAAACTGGTCATCGACCAGAACCCGCCAGCAGTCGGGGACGGGGTGGCGTAGGCGCCACCTGTTGCACGTGAAACATCTTCAAAAGCGCGGCTGCCGGGCGGCATCATCTGCAGTGTCAGCTGGTCGCCGGCAAACAGGTAAACCGTGCCGTCTTCAGCCTTCAGGCTGTAGCTGCCCTGACACCGCGACGACAGCACATTGGTCGAGTGCGGCACCGCCGTCGGCATCGGCCCATACGAACCCGGCGTCAACGGCATCACGTTCTTGATGACCGGCGAACCCTTGCTCTGAAAGTCCGGCTGATCCGGCAGCCACTCGGGCCACGGCAGGATCGCCATCCTAGCCGACGCTCCAATGCTCGCCAGACCAGGTGACCCTGAGCCCGCCAAAGGCATAATTGATGGTGTAGCTCAGCTGATCATCGATCAGCCCGCCGACAGATTGCACGGTGATCGACCAGGCCGCGGCCGAGCCGTCGGTGTCCTTGATAAAGCACTGCTGCCCTATTGTGGGCGCAGTCGGCAGCGTGATCGTGATCGCTTCGGTCAGATCCTGGACCCAGACATTGCCGGCCTCGGTATTGCCGATGGCATGCGAGGTCGAGACATCGATGCTGCGCATGTTGACCTCGTCGACGGACGGCGCTAGGGCGGGCGCCGCCGAACCGCCGGTGCCCGGATAGCCCTGGTTGAGCCGGATCTGCATCGGTCCGCCCCAGCGGAGCTTGCGATCGGCCTGCTGCAGCGCCTCAAAGGCCGCCTCGCGCCGAGCCAGCCAGCCCTGCGCCCGCTCGTCCTCGCCGATAAAGGCCTCGGCCTCGACGAGAGAGCCGAACAGGTAGGCGTCAGGCGCCGCGAGCAGCAGCCAATTGACCCCGGTCGGACCCAGCGACGACAGAAACGGCATACTCTGGTTGTAGACCAGGGCGACGCTCACCGGACCCGAGGGGATCGGGCCGACCTGCAGGTAATTGTCGACGATCGTGTAGTAGCTCGGCTCACCGCTCTGCCTGGGGAGATCCCGGTGCGGGACGTACTCCAGGATGCGCTCGCCGACCGCGACCGTGCGGGCCTGCCAGAAGTCCGTCGGCAGCAGCACCAAAGAGGGAAGCTCGGGCGTTGTTGACAGGTACACGCCGGTCTCGTTACCCCAGATCCGCAGCCGCCGATTGGCCTCCACCTCAAAGAGGTAGATCATGTCCGGGATCGACGGGGTGATCAGCGGATCGGCCGGTCGCGCCAGCCAGGTGGCGATCGCCGTCTGCAGCTGGGCGTAGTTACCAAACGGCATCAGCCAGCCTCACGACGGGAGGAAGAACCCGGGGGTTCTTCCTCTTTTTCGGGACAAAGCGGGGTCAAAGCCGGAACGAGGTCGGGCGCAGGTAGCGCCACTCGGGGTCTTCGAGGAGCCGTTTGACCTGTGGCCAGTGCTCGCTCTTCAGGACGTCGACGCCGTAGCGCTGCTTCCAGAGCAAGACGACGTCGAGCGGGATGCGGGCCGCCAGGCGCATGTCGCGCCCGCGGCCCACCCAGCCGTCGCCGTACAGGTGAAAGCTGCGGTTGAGGTCGACGACCGGCTGCACATCGCAGTGACGCTTGATGATGCAGAGGTCGTCGGCCTCGTCGAAATCGAACGTCTCTACCGCGCCCGACAACGGGTCGCGGTCCAACGGCAGCGCCATTGGTTACGGCACGGTGAGGTCGGCAACGAGACCGCTGGAGGCCTCGTTTTTCGCCATCAACGTGTACTCGCCCAACAACATTCGCTTCTCGGCGTCACCGGTCTTGGCCAACTCCGTCTGGCGGATCGGCCGCAACCAGTCGACCGACCAGTACGACCAATTGAGCACCAGCGCGTCGCGGGTCCGCATAAACCTATTGGGTATGACCCTGACAGTGTGGAAGTCGCCGACATAGACGTCGACGGTCGCCACCAGCTGCCGCTCCATCACATCGACCATCTTAGTGGCGTTGCCGGTAAAGCCACTCATCACGGCCTTGTTGCTGGCGCCTACCATCACGACGTCGAGGTCTTCCGAGCTGTTGGTGTAGACGCTCTGCAGCACGGTCTTCAGCAGCGCTTCGGTAAAGGCCCTCTGCGTGCCGTCGACCCGGGCATCCGACCCGTCGCCGGTCGGATTGGTGCCGACATGGCTGACGTTGGTTTTGATCCAGCTGAGTACGCTGGCGACCTTCGGTGCGGTAGCAACGGCACCGGTCGCCTTTGCCTGGTTGGAAAGCAGGATCGCCTCGTTATCGAG